CCTACCTGACCATTGCGGATAACGTTTCCACCAGCTGCCTCACCAGTGTAAGCCTGCTCTGTGAATCTGTTAAGACCCATCAAAGTGTTGCGAACATTAGGTGGGATGATAAGGAAACGATCCGTCATAGGAACGTCATTATCATCAAGTCTCTGGATTGAACGACGGATACCAGCATCACCAAGCGCAGCAGCGTTTGAAGATGAAGAGTTGTATACCGTTGCACCAGTTGAACCAATCCAAGCGTTGGTTGAAGCAGCTGCAGTAGCGTAGTCATTAGTACCAACAGTAGCACCATTAACACCACGACCAAGCCTGATAAGGTCTGTATCAACTTGTTTAGCAAGAGCGTAACCAGCGTCGTCCGTGTAGAACTTACGTAGTGAAGCAAGTGCTTGAACTTCTACGATGTCCTCGATCAATCGAGAATACTCATAGTGTTTGTTGATAAGAACTTGTTGCTCTGACTCAGTTGCAGCAATTAGTGTAACTTGAGTAGAAGCAGACTTTGCAGAAGCAGAACCACGAGTTGGCTTCGGAATGTGAAGCGTATCGCCTTTCTTACCTTTGAAAGACATTTTAGAGAACAAATTAGCAGCAACAAGATTCTGCTTGTAAGCTGCAATGATTTCGTCACTCCAAATCTCTGGGATAAATTTATCCGCAGTAGTAAGGGTAACGTGATTAGTACCAAGTGCCATTTTTTATTTCCTTTCTATTTGACGCGCCTGTCTGCGTATGCTGACATTATCTCGTCTTGCATTGCATAGTAGCGATCTGGATCACGTAAACGTAAGTTAATTAGATCAGATCTACGATATGTCTTTTTAGAACTTGGAGCAGGTGAACCAGTATCTACAGCAACAGTTCTAAGATTTTTAGCAGTTTCTTTTTTTGCTTCTGTTACAGCAGGATCTTCAGTTTTTTGATATTTAGTGCCTTTTATCAAATTCCAAGTAGATAAAAGTTCTGATGCAGAATTATAATCATAATTCCCATCAGCTTCAGCATACAGTCTTGTTCTAACTGGTGATGCTTTTATCCACTCAAAGAAACTGGGATCTTGTATAATTTCATCAAAATTAGAATACTCAGATCTTAGTTTTTGTGCTACTTGCTGCTGTTTAAAAGCTACAGCTTGTTGTTGTGCTTGTGTTACAGCAGGATGTTTTGATACTGCGTCACTGATTGCTTTTTCAGGATCTTCATACAATCGTTGAGCAAAATCTATTTCTTCTTTAGGGTTTTCAACAGCTTTAGTTTGCTCGAATTGTCGTTTTAAGAGTTCGTCAGCTAGTCTTCTAACTTCACCAACTTCTTGAGCTTGTTTACCAATTAGCTTTTCAGCTTCTTGGTGCATCTTAATAATGTCATCAACTGATTTATTTTGATACTTTTCTGGTAGTTTTGGTTCAGGAGGTTGTTCAGCAACTACTTCTTCAATTTGTTGCTCTTCTTCCTCTTCTACCACTTCATCAAACTCAATTTCCTCCTGTAACGGATCTTCAAATTTAGCCATATATTCTCCTGTCACGCTTGTGATTTTAGGAATTAAAAAATGTTACCTGACGCTAACCCTCGCTGCGCTTATAGGCAACTCTTGTAGCCTCCTCATGCTTTCTTGCCCAAGCATCTGCTGCTGTAGGAAAGTCACCTGTGACACCTTCCAGCGAAATGCGTGGACTAGAGATAATTCGGAGAGAGATACATTCACAAGAAGGACAGTCAATATGTTTTACTTCTTCATCAATGTATTGTTCTGTTAGATGACCTTCACCACATCTAAACTCAAACATCCTTTTCATTGAGTTGCTCCCATGATTCTTCGGATAGTTGCTTGAGTGTTTTGATCCAATAAAGAACATCTAGTTGACCTTTCCTAAGGTTTAGTTCTTCTAAACTCTTAGTAGCCATTAAATTGTTTCTTTCTTCTATCATTTTGTCAACATCAGCTAGAAGATCTATCCAGCCTTTTGTTGCCATCATGTCAAACCTTGCTTCGTAATACTCTTGGAGTTCTTTGTCCAAAATGGAGTCCTCTATCAAGTTACTATAATGTACCATTATTATACCACAAATTTAGCTAAAAGTCAAGTATTTTATTGACTTAATCGCTTTTCCATCATTTGCTTATCTACTATCCTCTCTTTTGAGTCAATATCTTTTTCTTTTAGCAATAATTCAGCTACTTTAGCTCTTTTTTGGAACTCATTAGAGTCTTTAGCTGAGATATTAGCAGACAGGTTTCTAATGATATCTGACTTAACTTTTTCATCCATCAAAGATGCTTCAACCATGAGCTTTTGCGCTCTAG